TTTTTTTTCGTTAAAGTTAATATTTGTGATTATATACTATAATTGTGTATGGTAGATACAGCTATCACTATTAGCTGTATCTAAATATAACCATACACTTGTAGACATATGTCTACAGGTCATAAGGAGGTGACTCCATATGATACCAAATGGTTGCATAGGTAACTATGCAAATCATTTAGCAGAGAGATCTGCCAACTTAGATTGGCAGATCAGAACTGCAGTAAGCCTAGTGCTTGATAGATATGAGGGTATAAATAATGTACCACGTAGCTTAGCAATTAAGGCTTACAGATTCCTCTTAGCTGAAGGAATCAAATTACCTATACCTATAACTGAAAATCACTTATAGGTAAGAATATACATGGGTAAGGTTATACTATCTTACCCATGTATTATTTTTTTATACTTATTTGTTATAGTTGTATATTTTCGTAAAACTTAGATTTTTCAGTTATATACTATAATAGTAATACAATGGTTATATTATTTAGTATATTAGTTTAACGGGAGGATATTAACCATGAAAAAACAACGTAAACAAAAGAACTTAAACCTAGTACCATTCTTTGCTGTATTTGCTATTATAGGTATCGTATTAGCATACAACATAGTTGCATTATTAGGTATTGATTACTGGAATTGGCCAGTAGTCGATTATGCTGGTAATCCAGCATTGCTCGAGACTCTAGAAAACCTAGAGACACAAGCATTAGGACAAGTAGTATTATTTTATATACTACTTGGTGTAGGCATGCCAGTTGTCGCAACAGCGGCGGTGGACCTATACTTTGGTCCAAAATAGTTTATATGGGATACAGGTATTACCTGTATCCCAATATCTTATTTTATTTTTTTAGAATCCATCATCGAAAGATGCAGAACCACCACTTCTAGCTTGAGAGATTAATGGTGCTTCTTCGATCATACCATTAATACCAATAACTACTAGAGGGAAGTCCATATTAGTATTAGAGTTTCTAGCTGTACCAGTAGCGAAGTTAATACGCATAGCTTCAAGTAAGAAATCATCTGGTAAGCTTACATTTTCAATATATTGCTTAGTAGCTAAGTTCATCATCTTGAAGTACTTAGCATCAGTACGTTTATCGTATACTACAACGATTTTAGTATTAGGGTTAGATTCCATAATCATACGATTTTGCTCTGGAGTAAACTCATCAGTCGGAGCCAATTGAGTTCTATCAGATGGAGGAATCAAATCAAAGCTTTGTGCACGTTGAGCAATAAAGGATGGGAAGTCCATACCTTGGATAGCTTGTGGTGGAACAAAACCAGTGGATTCCAATTGTTGTCTTGGAGCATCCAATAAGTTTTTGTATAGGCCCATGATAGCAGCATTATCATCACCAGCATCAATCTTAAGATCTTTAACACGAGATAATTCCAATTTAGCTGCTGTAGTGATATTATCATTGATAGCTTTAATAGCACTTAGCTTAGTACTGGTAATGGTGGAGATTACACTAGCCATATCAGTCATATATTGGTATTTACCTTTAAGACGAGATGACATACGTAACTGATTAAATTCTGTCTTAAGTTCATCTTGTAATACACCTAGTTGAGATACGGTTTCTCTAAGCATATCATTAGTTTCATCATACATCTCAGCAATAGGGATATTAGTAGTTAAGATAGCTGCTTTTTCTTGTACATTAGATTCACCATCTTCACCATTCAAAGATTTAACCTTACGTGGGCGACCACGACGTTTAGTTGGAACAATAAGTTCCTTAGGCGGTGTTTCTAGTGATATGCTATTATTATCTCTCATACCACCAAATAGTTTTTTCTTAGGTGGAGTCACTTCCACTCTAAGTTCTTTGTTATCCGCATCAGTTGCGGTAGTAAACATGCTTTCCATATTCTTAAGTCCTTTCTTTATGGGCTAATATTGATTTTTATATAGACGTTAACTTCGTAATAACTAACAGGAGGAAATATCTATGAAAAGCAACCTAATATATGACATCAATAAGAAATTTATTGTAACTATTCTAAAGAATATAAAATACAATCCTAATGATATTGTCTTTGAATTTAGAAACTTCTATCTTTCTATTGACGTAAATAAAGAAAGAGAACAAGCTTCTTTTGTAATAACTGATAAAGATGGTAAAGAGATTATATCGTTCTTTAAACACTATATGAAGTATACAGCATATAGTAACTGTATGCCAATAGATGACTTCTTAAGCGATCCTATTATTAATGAAGCATTAAAAGATTTTGTGTTTGATGGTGGTAAAGTTATCAAATACCTATATGGTGGAGAACCTGGGTATAGAATTATAACTAGAGAATTATACCTATTATTAAATGAACACACTAAAGCCGTAACCAAAGATAATTTCAGTTATATACTATAAAGGGGATACTGAGGTGGATATTATTTTATCAAACCCCCTACAGTGCTTCGGAAAAACATAATATCCGGCTACATATATGGAGACCCCCTATCTCCGAATGAGAATGCGTAGCCGGTAACTCCTTTCTGATATAAGATATATAACCATTAAAAACAAGAACGTGATATATCCGAAGCCATTGATAATAGAGTAATCTCACTCCCTATATTACTCTCATCTAACAACCAAACCACCCCCACCTCAGTATCTTCTGAACTTCTCTGGTAGGCACATCCTTTCTGTGCCTACCACTCCCTTTTATTTTTTTTGCGTATTTAGCCCTATTTCAATAAGAATAGTAAAAATTTACAAGCCTGACCACATATCTTTAATAGGAGGAAACTATCATGCTTCATATATACGACCAATATTTTGATGGGTCAGACTTAACGTTACTGAACTCATTCTATATAAAATCTAAGAAAGATAAAGCCGGGTGGACATCTCCATATGTAGTTATGGTTGCCAGAGATAACTCTACTGGTGAGAAAGTAAGATGTGAGATTGAAAATCCTGATTATATTTACTTTGTGGCTAAAGACCCACAATCGATAACTCATCATTATGACTATATTGAACGAGACAAAGTAATTCCTGTTCAATGTAGTAACGGAGAGCTTCTTAAGTCTATTGCAGAGAATACTGGAAACTTAGAGTACTTCCATAATAATATCCGTTCTAGAGACTTTAGCGCAAATACTAAGTTACATACATGCAATACTGTATTCTTATCAGATATGGAACTATCTGATCATTATAGATTTTGGTTTAGCCGTAGATTTCCTAATGAAATTAAGTCTCCACCAACTAAAGCATATTTCGATATTGAGGTTGATATCTCGGAGATTGCTGGTGACTTCCCAGAACCAGGTGAGGCTCCAGTATCAGCTGTAACTTATATCTTTGGTAATAATATCTATACATACATTCTTAGAGATCCACGTAATGTATTAGTAGAACAATTTGAAATGGAATGTAGAGACGGTGGTTTAGATGGTGAACTGTTTAGTCTTATCCGTTCTACAGTTGGTGGTAATGATAAAATCAAACATTTTGGTTTAGATAAGATGACATGGCATCCTTTATTTTTTGATGATGAAAAGGAATTGCTACATGCTTTATTTGATAAAGTGAATGAAGATAAACCTGATTTCATGTTAGCATGGAACATGGCCTTCGACTTGCCTTATATTATTGCACGTATAGAAGACCAATTTGGTGAAAGAGCATCTGACTATATTTGTCATCCAGACTTCTATACTAAAGAATGCTATTACTATGTAGATGAACGTGCTGGTCAAGCATTAGCCGAACGTGGTGACTATGCACAGATTTCTTCATATACTGTATACTTAGACCAAATGATTCAGTTTGCTTCTAGACGTAAAGGGCAAGCAGCTTATCAATCTAATAAGTTAAATGATATAGGTCAACAAGTCGCTGGTGTAGCTAAGTTAGACTATCATCATATCACTAGAGATATTGGTGAGTTACCATTTAAAGACTTCAAGACATATATCTTCTATAACGTAGTCGATGTTATAGTTCAGGTATGTATTGAAAAGGAAACTGGTGATATTGATTACGTATACAATACTACAGTTGATACGAACACTAGATATGCTAAAGCCCATAGACAGACTGTATATCTTAATAACCAACGTGTTAAGATTTATTACGGTGAAGGATTCGTCCATGGTAATAATATCAATAAGTTTAAAGAGAAACCTAAAGAGAAGTTCCCTGGTGCATTCGTAGCAGACCCTAATCTTATTGGTGATTTTGCTAAGATTAAGATTAATGGGCAACCAGTGTTGCTATTTGATAACTCTGTAGACTTCGACTTTAGTTCTCTATACCCTAGTATTATTCGTGAGTTCAATTTATCAGCACCAACACAAATTGGTATGATTAAATTTGCAAATGAAGAGCTTAGTGGTGCTAAGTTTATTGAAGATATTGCTACTAATGATAATATCACATTCTGTCATAAATGGTTTAGTCTTCCTAATGTAGAAGAGATGGTTGACTTTATTAGAAACAATGCTTCACGTATTCAGACTAAGAATAAATTTATGGCTTATACTAATGGTATACTTAGTGAAGTCACTCCAGGTGAACGTACAACGATGAACATGTTTAGGCATTCTAATGATGAAGTTGAGTCCATGTTTATAGCTAAAGAACTAGGTAAAGGAGAACTCTAAAATGGCGAAAGAGTATAATGTAGACTATTATAATAACCTAATTAAGATGCTTAAGTGTGATAGCATCTTTAATAGTGAAAATGATAATGTACTACTTGGTTTTGGTCCAGGTATGTCTTATATGCAGATTGTAGCACCACCTCAAAACAAACCTATTGATGGTAATGCTAATATTAACTGCTTGGATTTTAAGAACTGTATGAAACAAGAGAACTTTACATTCTTACATGATAACTATGAGTTTGAGCGTAAAGCTATCTTAGACAAGTATTACAATATCTTAAATTATATGGATACTAAGAATCTTGAAGTACAATACAATACTGAAAGATTCAATGATAAATTCCAATACTTCTTAGATGCTAAAGCTAGCGATGGTGTTATTAAGTTGGTTATTGAAACTAAGAAGAGAGATTATGTATGTATGATTTCTCGTGGTATCTTCCCTATCGTTAAGGGTGATAAGATGGAATTATTCTTATATGATATCCCAACCACATCTAAGTTTAAACTATTAGTGTTTAGACTATTCAAACGAAATGGCTATATTATCGACCAAGTATTTAAATTATTATGCTAATATATATTTAAAGGCTATGGCTCTCTGGGTCATAGCCTTTAAATGCTGAAACATCCTACTAATATGATACTTTTTTAAGGAGGTAAATGATGGCTGATGAAATCAAAAAAGATACAGCCGAGCAACGTGACTTATCTAAATCAGTCGCTGATATGCTCAAGGGTTTGTATCGAAGAGCTTATATGACTCAACCAGATGCTAAAGATGAATTAGATGCATCGGATGCAAATATATCTGATACAGTCGAACGTATCATCTCTGACTCTAGTTATAAAACTGGGTTAAATAATATCTCTACATTATATGCTAAACTATTACGTACTAATGGTAATGGTTCTACTAATAGTGGAGATATGTCTGAGATCTTTGGTGGAGATATGGATCTTAATGGGTCTTTATATAATGCATTCTTCAATAATAAGAATCTCAAAGACTATGATGCTGAAATTGATATGATCTGTAAGTATATGCCTAAGCTGGATGCAGCATTAAGTACGTTACTAGATAACGTATTATCTGCTGACCATTTCGCTAAGGATTATATTACATTAGCAGAAACCAACTTCTCTATGGTGAGTGATCAAAAGACTATCGTTAATAACGTAGAGCTTATTAAGCATAAGTATAACCTAGCAGAGAAGTTCCAAGATATTGCTTATAGAGCTATGAAGTATGGTGAGGAGTTTGTATATATTATTCCTTACTCTACCGCTATCTCTAGATTGTATAGTAACCATCAGACTACAAATGTAGTCAAAGAGTCTGTGAATTTTGATCAAAACTTTATTACTAATTTCCAAGATAGTGATCCTAAGAATAAGATCAATTTTAATGACTTTAAAATAAACTTATCTTACCATAATGGTTTACTTAATGAGTCTATTGTAGCCAATATCAAGGCAACTGAGAGACTCAAAAGTATCCAGGAGCAAAGTTTTAATGAAGCCTATGTACCTGTACTGGAGGCTATGAGCGACACGCAAAAAGCGTCTTTAAAGAAGGATACAAGCATCTCTAATGCTCTTACACCAAAAGATGAATTAGATGTAAAAGACTTCTTTGAACCTACACCAGATGGTATTACTGATCCAACTAAAACTAAAAAGTTTAATAAGGATATTAAAGCCGCTGGTGCTTTATTTAAAGTACTTAAACGTGAAAACGTTGTACCTATCTATATTGATGATATCTGTTTAGGATATTACTATATCGAAGGCTCTGCTAATAATTTCTTAGATAAAGATAGCACATACCCTATGTCTGGTATTACAGACCCTATGAATAGTATGGCTATGTCTAAGTCTCCAAGAGCAGCATTAAAGAACTCTGGTAATGTGAATGATAATATGCTACGTGGTATAGCAGCTAAGATCTCTGGTATGATTGATGCACAGTTCATTAAAATGAATAAAGACTTATCTAGAGAGATTTATGCTATTCTTAAGTATAATAACTTAACCATCAAAGGAGAGAACTCTATTAACGTTACGTTTATTTCTCCAGATGATTTAGTACATTGCTATTATGTCTTAGATCCTGATTCTCATCGTGGTGTATCTTTACTAAATGATTCTATGATTCCAGCTAAACTATATACAGGGATGTATATCTCTAATACTTTAGCGACTATGTCTCGTGGTTATGATAGACGTGTATACTATGTAAAGAACTCTGGTGTAGATACTAATATCTCCCAATTGCTTCTTCAAACTATGAAGCAAATCAAAATGACTAACTTTAATATTAGACGTTTTGAAAATATGAATAATGTATTGAATATCATTGGTCAATTCAATGATTTCATTATTCCTACAAATGCTTCTGGTGAATCTCCTGTACAGTTCGAAATCATGCAAGGACAAAACATTGACCCACAAACAGAACTTATGCAGAAGCTTGAAGATATGGCTGTAGATGCTACTACAGTACCTGTAGAAATTGTAAATGCTAGAAACTCTCTAGACTATGCAGTACAAGCATCTATGACATCTAGTAAGTTCTTAAAGACTGTAATCAGTGACCAAATCATTACTAATGCATTCTTTAGTCGTATTATGACACAGTTGTATAGAGCAGAGTATGATGATGCTAAGGCTATTATCAATGTATCCTTACCACAACCATCTTACTTGAATACATCTAATACATCTACTATGATTAATAATATGAATGATATGGTTCAAGCTATTGCTGATTCTTATTCTGAAGACTTTACAGAAGAAATGAAACCATTATTCTTAGCTAATATTAAGAAAGAAATGCTACGTACATACATCGACCAAAACATGGTCGATAGAGTGGCTAAACAAACTAAACTACAATTAGCAGCTAAGAGCACTAATGACAATGACAATGATAGCTCTGGTGGTGGAGACTACTAAGAAACACAAAAAACCCCTATATAGGCATTGCCTATATAGGGAGTTTTGTTTACATATTAACCTGGGAAGTCAACAGTACCACCAGTATTACCAGTGCCGTTGCTAACAAGAGTTTTATGATATGCATTGAAAGTACCACTGTAACGGAATTCGGATTCGTTCCAGATAGTGCCTTTACGTACCCAGTCAAGTAATTGTTGAGCACGTTCATTAATGTACCAGTTAGAGATAGGTACACAGTTGAATTCAACGGACAATTCTTTGAATTCGTATTGGCCCTTTTCAGAGTTGTACAATTCAGAGAAGTCAGCATTAGTTGGTTGAGCTGCAACCAAGTAGTATGCTTTTTCGATATTACGCATTGTGTTGTTAGTTACGATATACATGAATGTGAAACATTCGTTTTCAAAACCAGCATCCAATACGCCTTTGTCGATAAGACCGTTGTAGTGCTTAATACCTGTAGTAGGGTCTTTAATACCACGTAAGTACAATTCATGTACTTTAGTGATTACAGAACCAGCTTTTTCGAAGAAACGCATGGAGATCTGAGAAGCAGATGGAGTTGTAACTTTGTTAATTACGTTAATGGATTGGATACCATTTGTCAACTCTGCAGTTTCAGATTGCATGTTATCGAGACCACTCAAACCACGGAATTCATATTCCAAGATATGAACGTAAGTATCGATAAGTTTTTTGTAGCGAGTGCTGCGATCAGCCAACTCAGATAAGAATCGAGGAATATCCAATACGATAAGTAAGGAATAGCCAGATTCAAATTGGTTAAACTGTTGTAGATTAGCCCAGTCAGTAGTACCACGGAAAAGGGCATAACCAGTTAGGTCTTTGGTATCAGTTGTACCATCAAAGATGAAAGGAATTTCACCGTTTGTAAAAGCCATTGTTTAGTTCTCCTTTCCTTATACGTTTTCAGCAACTGGGACAGCGATAATACGGAAGATTTCGTATTGAACGAAGTCTTTGAATTTAACTTTGATAGAAGCGTATACAATTTTATTAGCAGCATAGATTGTATTTTGTTCCATAACCAATTCGATAGAAGCGAATTTGGATTTGAATTTCTCAATAATACGGTTAACGTCTGCTTTGTATTTTTCAAAGTCTTGACCAGTAATGAATTTGTAACGAGATTTAGGACATTGACGACGAATTTCTTTAATCAATTCTTGTACAGTAAGTACGTTATTGATGAAAGATAATTGAGTGTAACGGTCCTGAGAAGTATATTCAGAAACTAATGTGAATACGTTATTGATATTCATACCATAGTTTACACGCATATCTTCCATTTTTGTTTGTTGATCCAATGTAGGAGTAACTTTAGGAATGAAAGATACAGTTTTGTCGATAACGTTAGGGACGATCCAGCTGTTAGCTTCACCAGCACATACCAAGTTACGACCATTACCGAAGTGCATACAAATCAAACGAGCAATATCGTAACCGATAGTTACAGTAATTTGTTTGTTTGTGTAAGGATCATAGATATCATAAGATTGGCAATAGTCAGCTACGAAACGAGAACGGTTAGCATCGATACCGCCGATCATATCTTTCTTAGATTTGATTGCCAATAATGTATTCATACCAATACCGTAGTCACGGAAGAAGAATACGTCTTGACGGAATTTACACAATTCTACGATAGCAGTTTTAACTGGTAATGCATAGTTAGCATCAACTACAACGTCGATTGGAGTATTATCAGTGTTGAAGATATCATCAGAGAATGTACCATCGAAAGCTTTCTTCATTTCTTCATCGTAAGGAATACGGTAAGCTTTGTTTAGTTTACGAGCATCTTCTGCACCTAATTTTTCTCTATAAGCTAGAGGATAACGACCCCATTTACCGTTGTCGCCACCTTTAAGGAAGTGACCTTCGGAAACGTTTAAGTAAGTAGTTGTTTGACCAGCTTCGTTTTTATCGTTGATATGAATTTTTGCAAATTCTTGACCACGATAATCACGACCATTCAAAATGTCAGAAGTTTTCAATACGTTTTCGTCAATACCAGACATTTTAGCTACAGCTTGGAAGAATAAGTTAGTTTGTTCTTCGTAAGCATGTACTTTAATTTGTGCAGCAGAACGTTTGGATACAGAGTCGATATACAAGTTGTAGCCACGTTCTAATTCATCAGGGTTCAAGGAGAAGATCATGCTTTCTAAAGCAACGTCGTTCTCATAAACGTCTAATTTATAACGAGCGGACTCAGCTGTACGGGACAAAGTATCATCAAGAGATACACGAATACGTTTGTTAGAAACACCACGACCATTGTCAGTTACTACGAATAACAAGTAGTCATGCATACGTGTACCAGCAGCAATAGCTTCACCAGTGAACTTTTCAGCTACTGTAACAGCATTGCCTTTCTTTTTCAATACATAGTCAGCTAATTTCTTAATATCGTTACCGATCTTTTCTTTTAACAAAGTTTCAGAATCGATAGATTCGATAGAGTAGCTAATAGCACATGTATTGATGATAGCTTTTTGAACTCGAGGATCAGTATCAGCAGCAGCAGGGTCAGTGATAGGTGTTTCGAAACCATCAGCTTCACCTAATTGCATGATTTCTTCTTTGATGTATCGAGGACGATCAGCTTCATTTTCATACAACGCAACGTCAGAAGTTAACCAGTATTCTTCGTCTTTAATTTCTTTCAAAACACGAACACCGTTTTCTTCAACTTCTTCACGAAGAATATTGAAGTTTTCATCATGACGGTAGCGGAATAATTGTTGCTTATCTTCTTTAAGATGAGCAACTACTGCAAAGTTAGCTAATGTGGAATCAGGATGCACGACACGTTTTGCATACAAGATACCGCCATTGTTGATAACGTTAGCAGCTTGAAGTAAAGGTTGGCCATGGCGTTGGAAAGAGATCTCGCCATATTGCTCGAAGAACTTATTACCTTGGATATGGATATAGTCTTCTGTACCCTTATCAGAAGTGAAAGCCGAAAAGACCACTGGTCTTGTCGTATTGTCAGATATCTGCAGGGAAGGAATATCGGACTGATCTTCTAGAATGATTGTAGTACCAATCATATGTGTTCCTCCTTTAAAATACAAATTTTACAGGTTAGTCATATTATAATATTACTAAACTTTTACATCTATGTTGATATACCACCCTGTAAGGGTATACTAACCCATAAGGATTTTTTCCATTGGAGAGTCAACTTGGTTATCATTAATGATAGCATTGACTACGGCATCATCCCAGTTTTCTGATGTAATAGATGTAAATGGAGAAATATACTTAGGTACCATCTTAACAGAAATAGATTTATAGTTATTCATATTAGGATCTTTGGCTAGACGGAATGGGACAGTTTCATCTTTAGCTGATCTGCATACTTGGGATATAATCACCCCAAACATTTGAGCAGAGATACCAAACGAGTTACCATTGTATTTGATACTATCCATTAGGAAAGTATGTAATTGGTCATATGGGATTGTATTAGGGATATTACCTGTAATCAAGAAGATCTTAAACATATTTTCTACGTTAATGATATCCTCTGGGGATTTAGTATTTAGAATTACAATATCACCCTTATGAAACCTTAGTATACGATAGTCTTTAGGGATAGGTGTCTTCTTATCGATTACATAATCCTTAACTTTATCTACCTGATTAGGCATACAAGATATAACCATAGGGAAGTAAAACATCTTTAATCCTAATTCAGATTTACCATTCTTATCGAATAATTCATAATTGAATAAGCCTAGTGTATTTACATACTCACCAGCAAATTCAGCATATTTCATATTACCATCAGATCTAAAGTAATCTTCTGGTATATAGAATACTAACTCACCTTCTCCGTTAAAGATAAGAGAGTCGCCTTCTTTAGTTAAAAACTTAGGTATTGCCATTATATATACCTCCTTCTTAATGAGTTGTTCAGGTATAGCAGTTTTACAGGATCTCGTAAATCGGTTTTTTTTTGATTGTATATTATAACTGTATACATAATTGGTTATATTTTTATTTTAAGGAGGAAACAATTATGAATATTACATCCCCAATGTTAAGACAATTAGCATACTCTGTAATTGACAGTGTAGAGGCACTAAAAACACTAGAAGTGCTGGATAAGAGTGAAAAACTTTACAGAGTGTCATACAACCAAAGTGGTAGTATTGAAGTGTGTATTGGTCATAGCGTAAGAAAGCTAGACTGTAATACAGACTTTAAGTGTGTATGTCGTAGTATAACTATCGATAGTGCGCACTTTTATGATATAAAATGTATAGCGGTGTATGTTAATAAGAATAATGATATGGACAATGTCATTACTATAACTATATCCGAATACGTTAAAGGGTTATTTAAAGAGGATATAGAAAAGATTGTTGAAAATCTAAAGTCTATTGAGTCTGATGACGATAACACAACAATTGATCGTTTCAGTGTTGATTATAAAAAGAATATAATCGTATTGGATGATCGAGTAAAGAGTCTAACTTATAGACTGGATCATATTATCCAAACTATATTAGACTTAAAATAAAAAAGAACTCCCAGTATAGGCATTGCCTATACTGGGGTCCTTTGTTTTTTGTCTAGAGTGTGGTTGGGATGGCCTCTAGATTTCTTGCCGTTCGTTTAACGAAACGAATGATTGCCTTACAACTATCTTGGGGAGATAATTGTAAAAAAGTATTATAGTCTTGCTGTGTAAAATATAATGTATAAGTTTTGTCTTCTGATTAGACAGCTACATGCTAGATTCTTATATAGTAAAAACAGTTTTTGAAATATGTCTATTAGTTTGTAATTTGGAGTTGACTTAAAAAATAAATTACAAAAAAATTATAGTACTTATAGACTCCCTGAAAGAATAATGCATCGTTTAACGAGATTCGTTATTATTTTTTGTGCTTCTTTATTAGTTATAGCACCGTATTCATCTTCTGCTACTAATGTATCAATCGTTCTAGAATTTAGAGTATCTTTAGATATATGTGTCCCATAGTCCAATTTTCTTCGTTCAATTTTATCTATTACTTTTCTGACTAGCTCATATAGATTCATAAAGAACTCTCTATCTATAATTACTTTATCGTTATACAAGTTATTTTTTACATCAGTGACAAATTCGGGGTCACTATCATAAACACCTAGAGTTCTACACATAGCACCAACTAGGGTGAAGCACTTTAATAAGTCATAAACGTGTAAACGTTCAGTATTATTGTACTTGATCACTCTTCTTCGGTAAAACTTATCAAAGATTTTATTGTTAGCACTACAGTAGCACTCTAGGAGCTCATCAATAGTAATGGGTATATTATTCTCGATACCAGTATCTAATACATTAATGACTTTATCATTAATGATACTATCTAAGACACCGTGGACTAGGTTTAAATGTGCCTTAGTAGCAATACTGTTCCTATTCTGATCCAATTTCCCAAACCCCGATACTCTAGGAACCATACTACTATATATAGATACCATATTAATTATACTATAAATGACAAAGTTAATTGTCTTGACCCGGACGACACCAGGTTCTTCGTTATCTCTTAATTGGCTTAAATCGGTACCATCAATAGTCCAAATATGTGTTTCCATTATATCACTCGTTCCCTTACATCTTTAAAATATTATAAATGATCTTCGTTGTGTTCGCCTGCTGCAGGAGCTGCTGGTTGTTCAGTATGAGTTTCTTCAGTTGCACCAGAAGCTACTGGAGTACCTTCGTGGGATTCTTCGGCATGTGTTTCTTCAGAAGTATGATTTTCCTCAGTTGTGCCAGAGGCTACTGGAGTACCAGTTTCTGTATGAGTTTCTTCAGTACCTGCTACAGGAGCTGTTGTTTCAGAAGTTACTGCATGGTTTTCTTCTGTACCAGTAGTTTCAGTATGAGTTTCTTCACCTGTAGTAGGAACTACTGGTGTAGCTTCATGAGTTTCTTCAGTATTAGCTACTGGAGTAACAGGAGTTTCAGTGTGTTCTTCTGTATTACCAGGAACTACTGGTGTAGCTTCATGAGTTTCAGTAGTACCAGGAACTGCAGGAACTTCTGTATGTGTTTCTTCAGTATTAGCTACTGGAGAAGCTGTTTCAGTGTGTTCTTCTGTATTACCAGGAACTACTGGTGTAGCTTCATGAGAAGTTTCTTCAGAAGTATGGTTTTCTTCAGCATGAGTTTCTTCTGTATGACCATCTTCGTGATGTTCTTCAGAACCAACAGGAGGAACAGGGGCTACTGGTGTTTCTTCATGGTGTTCACCTTCAGCTGGAGCTGGTGCTGGAGGTAATACAGGATTAGGGTCATCGGATCCGCCTACTGGTGGAGCGGATGGATATACCACTGGTGGTTCATCTCCGGTAGATTCTGGAATTACAATGCCACCTGGAACTGCAGGAACTTCTGTATGAG